CTGTATCACGGGTCACCTTAGAAGGACTCAAGGGTCCGAAAGGCTCGAAGAAGGTCCGTGTGAAGCGGGTGAGTCAAGCTCCCGATGACACGGTGGTCTCAGTCGATGATGACGGACTGTTCTACAAACGCGAGGTCGGAACGCGCTACAAGCTCGATTGGTGGAGAGTCACCGGTGAACTCCCCGACCGCATCGTCAACAGCGCCACAGACATTCTGAAACTGCTCTCAGACGCCTATGAGAAGCAGGTCTGGCCCGACGACCTCGCAAAGGCCTCACGGACCTGGACGGGTCAGCAGGACGTTGAGGCGAACACACGGGACTACGTGGACGCGGTCATATCACAGATGGACCCGCTCCACGGAGACTACAAGGGCGTCCCACATCTGGCCGCACAGAAGGTCGAAGAGCATATCCGGGCTTCTCTCACGCAACATCAGGGCTGGTCGACCAACTCCGTTGCTAAGCGTCTTGAGAAAGAGTTCTCGTGGATGGACAGTGAGCAATCTGAGAACATCGCTCGTATGGAGGTCGCCGCAGTTCTCAACACAGCCAAGTCGGTCATGTACAAAGCGGCTGAGCCGACGGACGAGGTATGGGAGTACAAGTGGGTCGGCCCGAGTGACTCTGAGACGACGGCTCTCTGTGAGGAGGTCAAGTCCGAAATATCGGACCGTGGGGGGCAGGTCCCCCCTACCGTGATGAAAGACATACTCAGAGAGGAGGCTCGGGAGTACGCGAACAAGGGCGGAACCCCCGAGCGAGTCGAGGAGTACATCCCACACTACCAGTGTCGGCATACCTTAGAGCGAGTCGAAGCTGAGGAGTAACCGTTTGTCCTATTCCGACAGACTTATAATCTTATAGCCCTTAGTAAGCTTGCAGGAGGAGAACTGAAATGTATCATATGCACGTCCCGGTAGACGGAGACGCTGCGTCCGACGGGGACTCCAGCGTGGACAGCACGGTAGACATGACGGGAGCGCACCTGACGGTGGTCCCGAATTAGGCTCGGGTAGCGGCTTTCTATTCCGGCTGACTCACTCTAAGAATCGACTCCAGCATCTTCTACAGCGTTGACTATCCTCTCTGCCTGCTCGTATCCTGCGTCTGAACCCCAGGTGTGGTCGGAGAAGTAGCCGTTGTCGAAGAAACACACATCGTACTCACTCTGGTCGATAGACTCCTTATCAGAGTCAGCTATCGACCCTTCGTCGCATTCGTTGTTTCCCTGTGCACGGTGCCGCTCGTGAAAGTTGTATATCTCTTCCCAGAAGTCATACGCAAGTGCCTCATCGTCGTCGTAGTGGTCCTTTAGCTGATTCGCACGGGCGGACCCCTCCCGCTGGTCCTCGGGGTTAGGCATCCCATGTGCGTCGATGAACTCAAGAACGCTCTCGACCGCCTTCTCGACATCTGCGTTCGGGACGAAATCGTCCTCTGATAGCCCCGTGCCGTCGAGGTACTTGTCGGCGACCTCCTTTCGCATCTTCTCGGCAGGCCATGAGCCTGTCACTTCGTACTCTATCTGAGCACAGTAGGCTTCGGGGTCGCGTTTGTCGCTGTGTTGGGAGACACAATCAGAGAACGAGTCGTACTCAGCGAATGGCTTCTCTAACAGACCCTCCTCATCGACTTCCTCTGAGAGAGCGCTGACGGCGTCTCTGAGCAACTTTCGCTTCTTCACGTCGTCTGGGTCGTCGTCCATCTCTATCACTGTCTCACAATGCCGTGTGTCCGTGTCGTTGACTCCTATGCACTTACCTATGTCCCTACTGGCCTATCCGCGACTCCAGTGCGGTTTCAACAGACTTATAATCTTGTAGCTCTTAGTATAATCTGGGAGGAGAAATGATGAGTACAAGTTTCGACAGCATCGACGCGGCGCACAGTGCAGCCCACGAGTCCGGTGAGATGTTCGTGGACGGCTTCCGAGGTGACGGCCTATGAACGACCGCATTCACTGCCATTGCTGTGGCGAGCCTCTTCCGAGCCCGCCTCACCGTGAGGGTGATGTGTGCGGTCACTGCATCAGAGGTGGCCGATGAGCGTCGAGGGCGGCTTCTGGGGTAAGGGACTGTGATAGGCGAGCCACTGGACATTAACACGTTGACGGTCTCGCCAGACAGAGCCGGTGAGCAGGTTGTCGTCAGGTCGACGCAGTCGAATGTAAAAGACACCCCCGCAGAAATCAACTGCTATGTGGACGAGGATGGCGTGGTCAGAGAGGCTTCGAGTGCGGCGACTCTCGACGGTGACGTGTACGAGGTGTGCTAATATGGACCTTCAGACCAGAGCGCTTGTCACCGAGCTTATGGGCGGACTACCCGACTACAAACACTACGACCTCGTGTGGAGCGTCTCTGTCGACCTGACCGCCGACACGGTCGAGCGTATTATGGGGGACGGACAATGAGCGACATACTCAATATCACGGGACTCCCGGTGTTCGAGCGGCCACCGTGGTACGACGATGAAGATGAGCGTAACGACTGCGTCACCTTCTACGTCAAGGAGGGTGCCAGGATTGAGATTCAGTCGGCCTCCGCTAAAGCCGATGAGTGGATTCGCTCGGACATGACCGGCGAGGATTATCTTTACGGGCTAAGCGAAGCAGAGGGCGTCTGACGTGTCTCAGACATACGTCTGCATGAACTGCAAGAACGAGGTCTATCAGTCGGTCATAGACGAATCAGGAGGCCACTGCGCCTTCTGTGACGAGTTCATGCGCCCTCCATCGGAGATACTCTCGCAATGGCGGACAGTGAGAGAAGGCACGAGTGGTGAGTGGGAAGACATCAGAGAGGCGCTCAAAAACAACCAACTGGACGCGCTCGAACAGTTCCTGCTCGCCCGCGATGTCATCGTCGTCCACCAGATAGAGGAACTCAACCGGGCGATGGACTCTACGGTCGAGGTGTACATGGAGCCGGAGGAACTGAAGGTCTAATCAGTAGTTGCGTGTGTCTATCGGGAACACAGACGTGATACCTTTATCGGACACTCCAAAACAGGTCGCCACGTCTTGATGCTCACCCTTGATACGCCCGCCTATCTCCTCGATGAACTCACTCGCAGGTTTTGGGCTGGCACTGCAGATAACTGGCGGGCCGTCCCACGGGATGCGTCCGCTGATGTGCCAGTGACCCATGCAGGCCACGTCGAAGTCATGCTCTAACAGCGTCTTGACCCACTCCTTCTCTCGTGCGCTGGTCTCTGCCTGCGGTCGCCTATTCTGTCCGTGTCGAAGATGTCCACGTAGCTTACCGTCACGCATCGGGAAGTTGCGGAAGGCTGTTGCCTGGCCAATCTGCATGGATACATTGGTCATCACGCCATGTCCCTGAAGCTGGGAGAGGACATTACGGATGCTCTTGTAGAGGATGAGGTCTGAGTTCGCCTGCTTCGAGGTCCCGTTAGCCCTGATATTCCCGTGGTTGCCCACCTGGCATACGACGTTGACTGTTGGGTAGGTACGAGAGAACGCCTTCAGCATGGTCACGAGTGGGTCTATGAGCGTGTCGTGTTGCTCGTCCAACCAGGCGTCGAGGTCCTCAAACTGACCGGAGTATATACCCTCGTTCGTGATGAAGTCGCCGCCCCATAGCAGATGTGCCCTATCGTATTCGCTTCCGTGCTTCTCTGAGAGATTGAGAGCCTGTTCAGTGACGTACTCAATGATGTCCGGTATCTCCTTCGTGCTGTACTTGAGTTCGCCGTCTTCACCTCGCACCTCATCACCGGCGTGGAGGTCGGTGAGATGGGTCACCCAGTCCTCGCTCCCGTCCGTCTCTACGGGCTTTGCTACTGGCGCGTCGAGTGTCTTGAATGAGCGAACAAGCTCGTTGTGACGCATCTGCCACCACCTGTTTGCGATACGCGTGCGGGTTCCCGTGTGTTCGCTTGACCGTAGTGGTTCATCGCCTTCGATACCGATTGTGTCCGTCGTTTGGTCGATGTAGACCTGCCATCCTTGTTCCTTGATGTTGCGTAGATGAGCGGCAATGACCGACCGTCGCTCGTCCAGGTCGTCGGATAGCTCCTCGAAGCTACTACCCTGCTGGAGGTTCTGGACGATATACCGCTCTCGTTTAGTCAGCTTGTCCGGGTCTGGGTCACCGACCGGGGTTAGGTCCTCATCACCGGCCCAGTTCCAGTCGTTAATCTCCGTGCTTACCGTAGAGTTGGCGATTATGTACTGCCCCTCGCCGCGGTCATAGACGACAGCGTCGTTGTCGTCCAGGGCCTCTCTGATATTCAGCATATGACCCTCAATAGTCGAACTGGCTATGGAAAGTTCCTCTATAATCTCCTCCTTTGAAGCGGGGAGAACGTCGAGAATCTCTTTCTGACGCCTGGTCAAGTTCTCTATCATCCTCATCGTGTATTATGAGTTCGGGGGGCACAGGTGATAAAATCTCTCTCAACACCCATGCTATTTCACAAGACTTATAATCTTGTAGCCCTATTGATTATATGAGGAGAACTGAAATGAGCGCAACCGACAGCGGAATGACTGTGGCAGAGATGGAGCGAGACACCAGAGCGGCTACCGAGCACGTCACCCTACTGGGTGTCAACGGCGACGACTTCGTGTTCGACTTCGACGGCAGCGATGAGGCTCACGTCGTACACACGAGCGGGTGTGACGCCGTGCTTTGCACCTGCCCGGACCACCAATACAGAGGTGTCCGCTGCAAGCACATGGCCGCCTACGAGGACTTCAGCCTCATAGACGAGTTCGACATCTGAGCCGGTAACTCAGGTCATCGACTCGCCTCAAACTAAATCGTCTGTCTGTGCACCCTCTATCCGCATTTTAGCCCGGTGGAAAAACAGGTCTACAGAACAACAGGGAAAACGTTTATGCTTATAGTAGGGCTAATAAATGATAGAGCCGTAGATGGTCTGCAAGAACTGTGGTTGTTCGGTCCGTATCAGCAAATCTCTCACTGGAGGGAAGAGCCAATCTACTCCTGACGACTGTCCGGAGTGCGGAGCCGAGCTATCCAAAGATGAC